CTGCGCCTCTTGCGCGATTCCCTCGGCGCGCGGCTTCCAGACGATCACCGGCCGCCCCTTCACGTAGGTGCGGAACCGCTGCTCGCTCGTGAGTTGCCGGCAGAATTCATCATCCGCCGACGCGGGCAGATGGATGTAACCGGGGCCCGGCTCGGTGATCTTCTCGAGCCGCCCGTACAGGATTCCCTTGATCGTGTCGACGCCGATCACGTAGACGTTCGCGCGCGACTTCGGCGTGCGAGACGCCTTCCGCGGCCAGGCGAGCCGCCCCGGGCCTGCCATGCCCTTGATGGCGAACACACGCCGGCGCTTCCGTGAGACGACGAACTCGTAGACCTGCTGCGTGAAGTGACCGCCCGAGTCGATACAGGTCGACTCGATCTGCAGGTCGACACCGGTATCGGTGCGGAACCTGCGCTGCAGGTACGCGTCGACGTCGTGCCAGAGATCCGCCTTGCCGGGGTCGCCGCGGATCACGTGCTGCTCGATGATCCAGTTCTCCTCCTCGGCGCCCCAGCCGTTGAGCTGGATCTCGACGCGATCGTCCTGCACGTCGACGCCGGCGGTGAGCAGCAACACCGCAGAGGGGATGTTCTGCGGGCCGTGCGGCCCACGACGCTCGAGGAGCGAGCCCGGCTCGATCGTCTCGCCCGACTCCTCCCACGTCTCGCCGAGCGCGGTATTCACCCACGTCTGCAGCGTCTCGGGGAACTTCTTCGCCCGCAGGAACGCTGCGGCCATCTCGGGCCACGTTGACCAGGGCGAATACAGCTCCGAGATGTGAAAGCCCGCGATTCCGGCGAATGGCTGCGACGGCCTCCACTCGCCGCGACGGAGCATCTCCGGCTTGTCCGCATCGGTGAGCACCGCGCCGCAGTGCTGGCAGACGTACACCGCCGTCTCGGGCCGCCCTTCTTCCCAGCGCACCTGCGACCAGACGAGGCGCTGGAACTCCCCGCAGTGCGGGCACGGCACGTAGTAGTACCGCTGATCAGACTGCTCGAACGCCGCCTCGATGCGACTCGCGCCTTTCACGGTCGGCGTCGAGCCCATCAGGATCTTGCGGTTCCGGAATGTCGCCGTGCGTCTGCGCGCCAGGTCGATTGGATCGCCCTCGGTTCCAGCCGATGCAGGGAAACGATCGACCTCGTCACACAGCAGGATTCGGATCGGGCGCGATGCGAGGCCCGCCGGCGAGTTCGCACCGACGATCGTCAGATGCCCGCCGGGGAACTTCTTGTGCAGCAGCGTATTGCCGCTGTCGCGCGACTTCGGATCCGCGATGCGTCCGCGCAGGACGGGCGTGTCGCGGATCATCGGCGCGAGGCGATCCTTGCTCCACGACTCCGCCATCTCGAGAGTCGGCTGCAGGAGCAGGATCGGCGCCGGGTCCTGGTCGATGTGATAGCCGATCGTGTTGTTGATCGTCTCCGTCCACCCGACCTGGGCGGACTTCATCACGACGACCTCTTGGACGAGCGGGTCACACGCTGCGTCCATGATCGCACGCAGGTAGGGCGCGCGATCAGTTCGCCACTGTCCGGGCTCGGCGCTGCTTTCGCTTGAGAGCCGTCGGTACTGGTCCGCCCACTGACTCACCGTCAGCGTCGGTGGCGGCGCCACCATCCGCGCCAGGATGCGCAGGTACTCCTGGCTGGTATTCAGCCAGTTCCGCCAGTGCCTCGTAGAGGCGCGCGCGGAGCTCGGGGACGACCTTCCGCGCTGTGGCTGGGTCAAAGAGCTGTCCAACTGCATCCGGTATCGCAATCACCCGGGCGCGGAACGCCGCGAGCATGTCGCCCACCTCGCGGATGACCCGATCCTGCTCGAGCAGCCGCCCTGCGCGTACCTCGTTCTCAATCTCCGTCTTGTCGGCCTGCGCCTTCGCGAGCCGCGCACGCTCGGCGATGTAATCGAGCTCCGATCCGGACTCGCGCTGGATCCGCCACGCGATCGACGCCGAGGCCGTGTACGTCCCATCCGGGTTGACCGGATGACCCTCCTCGTTCCAGCGGCGGATCGTCCGCACGTCGACACCGTGCATGTCCGCGCACTGCTTCTGCGAGAGCGTCTGCCAAAGCCCTCTGCGGGCGGACACTTAGCGCCCCCTGGAGCTAGCGAAATTTTGCGCCGCCGCTGGCACCCCCGATGCCCCGCCCGGGAGGACCCAAGTCATTGATCGGCAAGCATTGTTGCGCTGCCGCACGCCGTCATGCTGCACCGCGCAGCATCTGCTGTCGCGCAGCATTTCTAGCGTAATCAATGGCTTACGCGGCATATCGCACGTCGATTCGCTCTCGGTCGCTCGGACGCGGTGCATCAGAGCCCTGCCTTCATGCGCCGGTAGCGCATTTCGCGCTCGAACTCGATCGGCCAGCGCTTCTCGGCGGTCTCAAGCATCCTCTGTCGGGTCGCCCGCATCTGGAAATAATGGGTGATACCCGGGCCGTAGACTTTCTTGATCGGCGCGTCCTCCGGTCCCGGCGGA